TCTCGCGCGTTACGGCTAACTGTCCCTGAAAAGTTTTTGTATACGCAATAGCCTGTCCGCCGATACGGGCATTAAGTTCTGCCATAGCCTTATTAAGTGCTTCGTTCTTAGGAAGAGTTTCATCTAAGGTAATACCCATTTCCTTAAACGCTCTAGCATTTCCTTGACTTGCTTTAGCAAGAATACTTGACGCTTCTGATAGTCCTATATTTTTAGTACGTGCTAAATCCGCCGACATAGCAAGTAACTTTTGTGATTCGTCTAAGTCACCCGTAGCGCGTAGGAGAACGTCTAAACCTGCCCCTGCTTCTTCTCCGCCAAAACCTAAATCAACGTAACTATCAGTAAGTTCTTTAATATCTTCGCGGTTTTGTTTAGTACTTAAACCTAGATTAGAAAGGGTTTGCCCTAGTTTATTAAACTGTTTCTCCGCGTCTATCGCTTCTTTAATACCGTAGGAAGCGAAGCCTACAAATGCCGCACCCATAGCCAATAGACCAGCAGTAGCAATACGCGAAGCCTTATCTAACTTCGATACGCTTCCACCTGCTTTTTCGGCTTGTCCTTCCATTTTTTCGAGTTCTTTATTAACGTCCCCGAACTTAGCAATAGCCTCATCTGCTATCGCTTTAATCTCAAAAATCGCTGGTGGGAGAAAAGACGTAGCCATTACTTACCGCTAACAGATAGGTGCTTACGAACGATTAACGGCGCGAGCGTCTTAAACTTATTAAACGCAGGACGCATATAAGGAAATCCTGCCATAGCCGAAGTTCCTTTCCACGATTCAGGTGCGTATTGACCGCCTAACTCTACCGCGCGACCATAGATAATAGTTGGACCAACAATGGCTTCGTACTTAGCAAAACCTTTACGAAACTTTTCGCCACGAATCGAACGGCGTAAGTTACCTGTTCGGTTCATAGGCGGTTGTCCTGCCGTTGCTTTCTGCCACGTACCGTCTTCATTTTTTGGTCTACGTCCAACGATTTGTTCTTTAGAAAGTTGTATAAGAGTCATCATCATTTCGTCACGACAGGCTTCTGCGCTTTTATCAAGGCTCTTTCCTGCCTTCTGTAACGCTTCTCTAACCTGTCGTAGGTTGGTTTCTATCACTCTCTACTTCTTTCGTAATAGTCGAAATGTGTAACAACCAGTCCACTAGGTAGGCAGGTTGCTCGTTTACTTCGTTAGGTGTCCAACCAAATCGGTCAGCACAAACAAAATAAAACCACTCTTCGTCAGGATACGTAAAGGCTTCGTGTCGCTCTCCACCTTCAAGTAACCATTTTAATCGTTGGAGTCTGCGAAAGGGCTTTCTGTATCCTTTTCTGTTTCGTCCGTTTTCGCGAGCGCAGGAAAGAGAACTTTTTGCGCTTCTTTAGTTTCTTCCGTTAGAAAGTCGTAATCTGCCATTTCGAGTTCGTCAAGGGAACTAATACGAACTGACGGGATTACTAAATCAAAAGACCACTCTTTAATAAGTACCGCAAGTAGTCCGTCTGTTAATGATAGGGCTTGCATAATACCTGCGTCAGATTTAGCCGCATTAGCATAAATCTTTTTACGGTCTTTTACGCGCAGTTCCTTCGGGTCACGTAGCGTTACTTCTCCACCGCTAGGTAGTTTTACTTTCTTTTCTGCCATTTACTTATCCTTCCGTTAGGTTTTACTTAGCCTTCCTTAGCCTTTACTTAATAGGGTGCTGACGGGTGGGAGCAGGGAAGGCGTCTGCTCAACCAACCCCGTCAGCACTACTTTTCAGAAACTATGCGTAAGTTCCTGAAGCCTTTGCGTTCTGTAGAACCCACTTAATCGGAGAGAATCCACCAGAAGCACCTGCGTCTGTTGTATTACCTTGTCCGTTAATATCTACGCTTACAGTTACAAAGTCTTCACCACGGTCATAAACTGCCGCAGTATAAGCACCTTTAGTAATCGTTGCCTGAATCTGTACAGCAGTAGCACCTGTTCCATACGCCCAGTTAAGGACGATAGCAGGTTGTGAGTTGCTAATAAATCGAGTTAGTTCGGTATCTGCGGTCATTACAAACTTTAGGCTACCTGTAACTTCGAGTGCGCCAAGAAATACTTGGTAAGGATTTTGAGTTTGGCTAATACCGTAAATCGGAGTTACGGGACGGCTCATATCAATATTTCCTTCCATTGTGTAAGAAACGGCAGAACCGCCGATGCTTACAGTACCCTGCCAAACAGGGGTAGGAAGAACGGTTGAGAAAGAAGGTGTTGGTTGCGAAGCAACTGCGCTCGCCCAACCCATAGCCTTAGCGTCATACTCCAACATACCGTCAGCGTTAAACTTTAGTGAGAAGTCGCTGAACTGGCACCCTGCGTATTCGCGCATATTTACGCCGTAGAAGTCCGTAAAGGTATAAGAAATCGGTTGTGTATTTGTTGCCGCAGTTGTGCTATTTAGAAGCGATACCGTGTGTGTATAAGGTGCGCTTGCTCCTGTTGTTGCTACTGCTCCCATAATACCTGCTAGTCCATAACCAACTGTATCCGCGAATACTGCGCCACCGAAATCTACGGTAGAACGCTTACGACCTTGAATATAGTTATAGTTAAGAACGTTAGAACCGCGTAACCCAGTATCGTAAAGTGGGTCAATAATATCTGCGGTCTTTAGCGCGTCTTTTGCTACAGGGATAAAGTCTGTAGGCGCAACGGCAGTTCCCTTAGTCGCTTCTTTTGCGATTCCGAGATAACTGCGTACTGATGTTTGTACTGTCATTTATTCACTCTCCTGCTTTCAAGTCTGACGCGGCAGACTGGGTTGGTGCTTGTGGTTTTGGTGCTACTTTCGCGCCAGCAGGAGTTACATCTGCCGCACTAAAGTTATCAGGCGCGTCAAACTCTTCGTTTGGTTTCACCACGATTCCAAGCGAAGGGAACACGCGCTCATCTGTTCCGTTATATTTGTACTTCATTGTTCTCCTTATGCTTGAATCATTTCTGTTACATCAAACTGTAGTTCCGCAAACGTTTCCGTTGCGCCTTCGTTTGTTGTAGCAGGTTCGCCGTAAACTCCATTAATCACGGGTTCTGCTCCTTGCCACACTAGCGTACCCGTAGTATCGCCAAAGTTATGGTCAGAGCGTAACCGTGTCTTAATGTTATCTATAAGTGTATCAAAATCTGCCATAGCATTTTCGGCTAAGGGGTGTAAGGAGTGATGATACACCTGAAGTATTACGGAGTAATCAACGCGCTTCCAACCGCTATGTGCGCCACCTATGGCTAAACGGTTCTCAGTTTCAGACTGTATATAGATAACTACTGCCGCACGAGATAGTTGCCCTGCGCCAGCGTTTATCTGAAAATCTATACGCTTCGGAAACGAAGTAAAAACTTGATTTAACGTTTCTATAGGCGGATTCGATATGAACTTGTATAACGTATCGCGAACGCCGACACGCCCTGCCATTAACGAATCCTTCTATATAGGCTAACCATTTCAAGCGCGGTAGCGATTTCACTACCGTAACGTTGTGCGCCTTCTGTAATCGTCTGCGGTGCGGTTGTTATATTCATAGTCATACTTCTATCGCCACGAACTTTAATGAAAGCCGAAGTAACGAGAATAGTTGCTTGCTTAATCGCTTGTGGAAGATTACCAAAAGTAACTCCTGCGGTATGCGTAAAGGCGAGCGCGCTTGTAAGCGGTACGGTTGTAGAGCCATACGTATAAGTACTATTTACCGTTACTGTTTCGCTCTTTGCGCCGTCCCAGATTCGATATTGACCGCCAGCGAGAATACCTGCGGCATTAGATACGGTCATAGAAGTCGCACCTGCCGTTGCCGTAGCGATAGCGTTATTAACATAACCAGACGTATATTGGTACTGACAATAGATTTGGTAAGCGTTAGTACCTGCTCCGCCGAAACCTAATGGACCTTGACTAGAGTAGTTAGAAGCGACTTGTGAGATAGGAATAATGATTTGTTGGTCTTCAAACCACGCTACAGAGCAGTCTGAAAGTGCTACTAACTGGTTCGGAGTAGCACCGTAAGAGAAAGTTTGTAATGAAAGTACAGGCGTATTATTAGGGTGTAGCGCAATAAATCCGTTAGTTTGGAAGCGCGTCCGTTGCGTTTCCGTACGTGTTTGTGCGTTTAGATTCTGATTTAGATACTCATCTAGGAAAGACGAAGCGCGAAGAATAACGCGTGATAACTCCGCGTCCTGTGCGTCTTGATTACCGCCGACAACTAGGTTGTTATAGTCAAGCGAAGTAGGCGCGTTCTTAAACTCCGCAACCGTTAAATAAGGTTGCTCGAAAAACGGAGTTTGTGTTGTAATGCCTGTCGCCATTTAATCGCCGTCTTTCTGAATCCGTTCGTTTTCGTGTCCGCACCGAGAACATTTCTTAAACCAAGAGCCGAATCCGCAAGCCGTACAAGGAAAACCTTCGCCTTGTATAACTCCGCTTGCGCTCGCGATTCCTAAACCTTCGTATTGCATTTGCCTAGCGTGCTTAGGATTTTCTACGTTTATTAAGCCGTCACGTCCTGCTCGATAAACTCTAGTACCGCGTTCGGTTTTTACTGCGACTTCTTTTAATCCCTGCGGTGGAATCATTTTAGTCATTACTACTCCTTCCCGTTTTGTAGTGGCGCGAACCGCTATATGAACGCGCCACTACTAACGTTATTTACTACGCGTTTACGATTCCTGAAACTGCGCCGTTCCAAGCAGGTGCGGTGCAGAAGAAAGTGCCACGGAAGTAAGTTGAGAAGTCATAGGAGAACTGAGTTACAGGCCATTGGATACCCATATAGTCCTGAACCATAAAGTTCGCCCAAACGTCTGATACTTCTGTGTCTGGAATAGGAAGCGTATAAGAAAGAACAGGGCTAACGCCTTGTGGCAACCATGGGTGGACGGTTAGTGGAACCATCTTTCCTGTGATTTCGTTATAAAGCGCGCCGATAGTTGCGCCACCGACATAATCTCCTGCCTCAGTTTGGGTAAGAGTTAGACGGTAGTTAGCAGTTGAACCGTTCTTAATCGAATCAGAGAGTTGCTTACGGTCAGCACCGTTAATCAAAATCTCATCTGGGTCTGCCTTTACGTTGTTGTAAAGGTTATAGAACACAACTTGGTACTCGTTGCCAGGATTACTGGTTGAGAAAGTTGAGTTAATAGAGTTGTTATAACCGCTATTTGTTCCGAGAACAGTTGGAAGGATTCCGTCATAACCAGTTGCGTAAGCAGAAGTATCTGCGGAAGCGCGTGACGCTGCGGCACCTGTTGTGGTGAATGCGGCGTTGTTACCAGTTAGACCAGTAGCAGAAGCACCTTGGATAGTGAAGGTACCAGTTCCACGAAGTGTTCCTTGATACTTCAAGTTTGCGGCACCTGTAGCAGTTCCAACGTAGATGTTGTAACCGAGTGCGCCAGCAACGGCGGTGCTTACGGTAACGGTAAGAACGTCACCTGAGGCAACTGCGGTGCTTGCTTCTGTTCCAAGAATAGATTCACCGAAGCCAGAACCAGAGATACCAGCGTCAGCAGTAACGTTGACGTAGTAAGTTGCGGCGGCAAGTGCGGTCTGTGAACCTGACGCTACAGGAGAAGCGAGAGTAAATGTTGGTGCTGATAGTGCGCCTGAATAACCAGAAGCAGT